AGCGGACAGATGGTTTCATCTGTCACGCCCCTCACGATCAACGCCGGTAAAAACGGCACGCAGGAGTGGGGTAAGGCGATGACGTATACCCGGCGCTATGCCCTGCAGGCAGTTCTTGGTCTCTGCGTTGGCATCGAGGACAACGATGCTGATCTGGAGCCAACCGCCCCGCCAGTGCGAGGTGGCAAAGCTGAGCCGGCCGCGGCCAAAGCCTCAGAGGACCTGACTCAAAAAGAGAAGGATCTGTGCATCGGAATGATCGCGACAATCGCCAAGCCGATCTCTGACGGCGGCATGGGCGACAAGGCTGCCCAAAAACAGCTGTGCGAGTCTTTCCGCTCTCAGTTCCGCATCACCGCGTCCAAGGTTTCTGACGGTATCCAAAAGCAGAAGCACAAGGCATGGATTGAGGAGCAGATCAAAGCCCTAGAGGCTGAGTTCGTCAAAAAACACGCCAACAAATGACCAGTGAGAAGACCCCGCAAGCGATCGCCGACGACAAACGGCGCGCAAACCAGTTCTCTGTGCGGCTGGATCCCGATACAGCCGCCAAGCTCCACCACTTCATGGGGAGCCGGAACTACAGCGCCAATCAGGCGCTGAAAATCATCGTCTCTCGTTTTTTCAAAGGACACACCAATGCCTGATTTTTCAATCGGATTCGCTCAGTTCACCTCGCTCGAGGAGGACAAACGCACAGACAAAAGCCCTGATGTCACCGGATCAATTGAGGTCCTGGAGGAGGATGTCGCGGCTCTGATCAGCCACCTGCAAACCGCAGACCGGGAAACCAACTACCGGGACGAGACTGTTGTTCGGCTGCGCCTCGCTGGCTGGAACAGCATGTTCAAAAACCGGAACGGCGAGCCCCGTCCGATGCTGAAGGGCAAGCTCAGCGGTCCCTACAAGCCTGAGAACAAGCCGGCTCCGGCTCCTGTTGCTGCCCCTAACAGCGTGGACATCGACTTCTAGATCCTGTCGATAGACGCGATGTGCTCTACAGCCTGTTTCAGCAGTTTTGTGTGATGCCAGCTCTGTAGGGCCATCGCCTCGCATAGTTTCCGCAACGCCTCAGCATCGGTGCAGGCTCTGATCTCCCGCACCGTCCGCTCCAGCTCCAGCTCTTCCTCGAGGCTTTTCTCTCGGACGATCATCCAGTCAGCCCAGCCCATCGGATAGCTCCAGAGACTACAGATCAACAAAAATGGCCCAGCCGCTGTGGGGGCCATCCACCTGCCAGCGCTGGTGGAACTCAGCCTGCCGCACCCGGACGCGATAGCCACTCAATGCAGGGTTATGACCACCGTGGGCCATGTCAGGCACGCCCATCGGGTCGCTCATGAGCCACTCGCTGTCGTTGCTATATCGGCCGCTGTAACCGTGGATCACACTCCAGTGGCCGCAGGTATCGCTACTGCACATCGGAGGCTCTCCGCGCAGCAGATCCCCGGCATGTAGCCAACCAACCAGCACCGGGCGGCCGTCATCAATCTCCGCCTCGATGTCAGAAGCATCGGCATCCTGCACGTAGCGAACTTGCAAGCCCAGGCTCGTTAGAGCTTTGACCTGAGCCATGACAGAAGTTGAGTCCCCAAAGCGAGCCCTGATCCGGTTGTACTCCTCTTGGGAGCGCACTTTTTTGTAGAAGCCGGCGACCATTGCAGCCGCGCTGGTGAAGCACATCCGAGGCCCGTTGGGGAGATCGAGCTGTCGGTAGTAGGTGGGCATGTGGACTTCCTGGGCAACGCCGCTCGCTCGCCATGCCTCATACCAAGCGGCGTCCTCATCCAGAACGCCTTGCGGCAGGGAGCGTTCCAACTCTGAGATAGCAGCCAGCTGGTGGGGCGTACCACGGAAAAACTGAAAGAACGGCAGCAGCGCAAGCGAAGCCATGACCCAGTGCCTCACTTATCGATGCGAGTCTCAGGCAGCAGCAGATCCTTCAGATGTTTGACCGCTAGATCATCGAGATCGTTGTCAGTTCTGGTGACGATCTTTTCCAGCATCGCGACGATCAGCTCCTTGAACGACCGTGATCGCCACATGGTCATAACCAGCGGCTTGAGAACTAGAAGCATCGGATTGACCTAGTTACGCTGTAACGGTAGCTCTGTTGTCCAATGGCCACCAACCCTGAGGATCAGCACGAAAAGGACGGGATCTGCATGGCAGATGTCGTTAAGGCGCTGGTTTTAGCGTGGAGCGCTGCATTGCTGACCGCTTCATATCTAGGGATTTTCCCTCAGATGAAGATGGACAATACGTTCGTCGCCTCTCTGCTCACTGGTGCGATGGCATCGTTCGGCATCGAGCGAAAAAACAACGGAGGAGGCAACAAAAAGCCGACTATCGTTGACAACAAAGACACCAAGGCTGGCATCAAATGAACCGGGCACTTTTGGTATTAGGCGTCACTTTGGCGGCTGGATTGCCTGCCCGAGCTGACATCACACACAAGATTCAGTCCTCCGTGCAACTACAAGTTGATGGCGCTGCATCACAGGCTTCAAGGATTGGGAGCACTCTTTCTGTCAGCGGTAGCAACGTTACTTTGGACACTGCTCCTGTGCTCGGGACTCTCACTGCTGGTTCTGCTGTGGGTTATACGCCAGGTGCCTACAGCATCACTACGGCAGGAGATGCCTTCAGCTACAGCGAGTCCTACATCGAGGGTGATGCCACACCTACGGCAACCTCAGTGAGCAGCGGTGTTGTGACTAGCCTGCCCATGCTGGGCAACACCACAACAACATCAGGTGGTGTGGCTGGTAGCTTGGCCGGCACCATCGCCTCTGACGGGGCAATGACAATCACGGCTGGCGGAGCTGGCACAACGGCAACAGGTCAGGTTGTTCTCAGCATCGAGGTGGAGTGATGCGTTTGCTGCTGCTGCTGTTTTTATCTGCGCCAGCGGCAGCCGCACCAATCGTCCCGAACTTCACGCAGGGAACGATGTCGAGTCATACAGAAACAACGAGCAAAGTCACTGAGACGATCGTCAGCGAGAACTATTCGACTGGTTTTGAATACAGTGCCAGCGGAGTAAACATTGCTCCGGACGGCGCAATCAACCCCGTCTCTAATACAACGGTCAACGGATGGACCTCATTAGGAGAGCGGCCCAACTGGTCAATCGTCAAACCAGGCGAGGCGTTTCAGTTCGTCGAAAGCCTGAAGGGGCCGGGCCTCAGCAACGTCACAACGATCCAGCGAACAACAGAGATTACAAGCGTTACGGACACGGTCTCCTCCTTCTCGGAGTGATCGCCGCGGCCCCAGTCAACGCACAGGATGTTGGCGGGATCTCAGCAACTGCATCACCAACCGCAACCAGCAGTGGGTCAGTGAGCAACCAAGCTGTTCAGATCCTGCAGGGCTCAGCCATCACAAACACCTACGGAGGAAACATTCAGTGTCAGGGGCCAACTCTGACGGTCACGCCATATCTGAATCGAACCAAGTCCTGGGGCCTCCCATACGAGTACAGCTACCCGGATCCGGTGTATGACCTCTCCGATCTCGATGACGACGGGCGTTTAGACAATCCCGGTGACGTGCTGTTTTTCAAGGACACCCGAACGGGGCAAAAAGACAACCACAACTGGAACCTGGGCCTCTCCATCCAAGCCACCATCCCGCTCGATCAGGGCCTGCAGGATCGCTGTAAACAGGCAGTTGATACGCAGCTCGCCCTGCAACAGCAGCATCTAGCCAACAAGCGACTTGACTTTGAGATCAGCCGTTTGAAGCACTGCGGTGAGCTGATGATGAAGGGCATTCGTTTTGCCAAAGGCAGCCCGTACGAAAAAGTTTGCCGCGACGTTCGCGTTCATAAACCAGTCCCGCACACCCACTCTATTTCCGTAACGACCTCTGGAACTTCCGACGCTCACTGACGCTTTCTGGTTTCGATTTTTTGCCGATTGCCTGCTGAAGTTTCTTCGCCAACTTCTTAATCGTCGGCCGGATTGCCTTGAGCAGCAGTGGAGTGGCGAGGGCTGCTGAGACGGCAATCGCTGATGTGCCTGCAGTGTTAACCGCTTGCGGGATCGTCGGGATCGCCTCAACAATGCGTTGAGTCAGTGGTTTCGGCTCGACAGGTGGTTGTTCTTTTGGCTCTGGTTTTGTTGCTGCTGGTGGTTCTTTTTTGGGGAGCTTGACTGGCGGCGGCTTTGCGGCTGGAGGATCAGCTGGACGGGGCCGCGCTGGTTTAACGGGCTGAGGCTCAACCTCAGGCTCCATGTCCATCGGGTTGAAATGCGGCAGCTCGATGACGGGAACGCCCACATCCAATGTGATCGGCGGCGCCTGAGGAATCGCAACCTGGGGCAGGTTTGTAACCGCGTTAATCTCAGGCACGACGATCTCGCGGATCTCCATGAAGTCAGAGCGGTTTGTAGCCGGTCAGTTGTGGATCGAAGCTACTAAGCACAGGGAAGGCCCGCCGCTTGTCTATGTCTGCAGGTCCGGCAAATCCTCGATGCTGTTCACCGATCCGCAGGCGCTGTTGAAGTTTGTGCGGTGGCCTAAATCCACGCCAACAGGGCAGGCGTTGCGCGAGTGGCTTGATCACTGGGATGCTCCAGAGGTAGAGCCGCAGGCCGAAACTAAAATGGTGACGTGATCGCGGGGCCGGTCTCTGTCGGGAGCTGAGGCATCTCAGGAATCTCCGGAACAGGCACCTGCTTGAGGATCGTTTCCGTCAGCTCCAGCTTCAGTTCGCTGGCGTAGTTTTTGACCATTGATGGAACGCGCGTGTAAACCATCACGCCCATCACAGCCATCGTTCCAGACATCACGAAGCCGAGAACGCCCAGCAGGTTGTAGATCTTTTGCATGGGTAAAAAAAAGCCCCGCTGGTGAGGCGGGGACCCTTCCTGTGCTTTTTCAGCGTAGCGTCAGAAACTGAACTTGGCTCCAGTCTTAAAGCCGAGGCCAACCTCATCGCCGGTGCTGAAGGAGACCTCGCCGTAAAGAGGGCCGCCGCTGATGCCAGCCTTGCCAGTCAGCTCAAGCTCTTTGTCACCGGCGTCAGGGAACACCACGGCAGGTCCGGCCTGCACGTAGGCACCATTGTCAAAGTCATAACCAACGTGGCCCTCGAGAATCCCGGAGCCCACACCAGAGTCAAGGCCGACGCCGACGTTTAGCTCAGGATTGACGTACCAATCTGCGCGGGCAGAGAGGGGAGCCAAGGCAAGTGCGCCAGCGGCTACACCAAAAACAAGACGCTTGATCATTAGAAGAATTAGCG